CTGCTGGGCGCAAGTATCCATTGCTGATCCCGCTTTGCTTTGGAGTCGGCACAAGATTGACTGGATAAGACGTTCTCAAGTCTGGCCCGTTGTCAGTAAATATGCCGGACAAAATAGGGATTTGCATTTACTTTTTCGCCTTATTTCTGGCAGAGATTTTCTTGGCTTTTGCTTGTGCATCATCCTTAGACGATGCGCCCCAAGCTCGCAAACTTAAAAGCAACCTCGTTGGCTCTCCGTCTTTGTACTCTGGCCCTGCGTTGCCTGCCATGCGTGCCAAGAAACTAGCTCGGCGTGGATTGTCACCCGACTTAACTGGAGCTTTAAGATTCATGCCTTCAGCCTTTGCGCTTGCTCGACCCTTGGCATTCAGCCCACCCTTTGGGTTCTGACCTTCTTTGCGAGCATAGGCTGGTGTTTTCATCTATAAGCCTTCGTCTTGGCTGCTACCTTCTTTGGCTGCTTGGCGAACTGTTCGCCCTTTGCTGTAGCTTCCCGCTTGGCTTTAGTGGTCGCTGCATACTCAGCGGGTGAGAGTGCCTCAATAGCAGCCTTGGGCAAGTAACGCTCGCCTGTCTCAGAAGAGGGTTTCCCAGACTTAGTTCCCCAATCTTGCCGACCCCAATCCTTGAGGCTTTTCTGCGATGCTTTCATTTATAGCCGCCTCCCTTCTCTTTGTACTTCTTTGCTAAAAGTTGGGCTTTTCTTGCAGACCATTCACCAGCTGCCGTACCTTGCACAGCCGAACCCTTAATCTCCGAAAACAGACGCTTTCGCATTGTTGGCTTCGTATAGTTGCCAGCTTCGTTAACAGAGGATTTAGGCTTGGTGGCCATTATGCAACTACCGCACCACGGAATCCAACAACCCACCAGTCAGTACCAGCGAACTGGAGAGTCACAGAATCACCAACTGCATTGAATGTGATTGTGGTTGCGCTTCCAAGGTTGGTCGGTGTCAAAACACCAGTATCACCACCAGCGGCTTCTGCAACATAAATAATCGTTTTGATCTGGCCTTGTGCGCCATCTGCAAGCGTCAGCGCATTACCCGTAGCAGTTGAAGTAAATGCTGTGGCTAGACTTGTGATATTGACCGCACCAGCACCACTTAATGCCTGAACTGTTCCAGATGCACCTGTGCCGCCATTTGCAACTGGCAACGCACCAGTCACGCCTGTCGTTAGCGGCAAGCCAGTGCATAAAGTAAGCACGCCTGATGTTGGAGTTCCAAGAATAGGAGCGATCAATGTTGGCGTGTTTGCAAATACGTTTGCGCCTGTGCCAGTTTCATCAGTTAATGCTGCTGCAAGGTTTGCGCTCGATGGGGTAGCCAAAAATGTTGCCACATTCGCAGCCAAACCAGAAACGCCAGTGGCGATTGGCAAACCAGTGCAATTGGTCAATGTTCCAGACGCTGGTGTGCCTAGAATCGGTGTCACCAATACCATGCTGGTTGATGTGCAAGCAGAAATATTGCCGCTTGTAACCGTCCCTAAAATCGGTGTGACTAAGGTCGGACTGGTGTTAAACACTAACAGCCCTGTCCCTGTCTCATCGGTCATTGCTGCCCGTAGATTCGCACTGGTTGGGTTTGTTAAGAATGCCTGAACACCAGCCGCAAAGACAGTCTCAGCGTTAATCTGATACCAAGAATTTGTTGGCTGATAAAATCTGATTGCTGTAGCTGATCCTGCTCCCAAAAATGATACGCCACCATAAATAGCAGATGCACCATTTAACGCAATCGTCAAAGAGGTGATTTCCTGCGTCGATGTAATCAGCACAGTCGTACCATCCGGCACGCCAGTGTTCAGGGGCAACGTAATCGTGCCAGTGGCCAACGTACTAGCAGGCTGCAAGAGCATCCATTGGTCGTTACTGACCGGTGTCGGAACGGTGATGTTAAAACCAGAGCCTGGTACATACAGGTTGACCGAAAGAGTCGGAGAGGCAAAGCTCTGTTGAAAGAATGTCAGCAAACTGCCAATTGACGTTCTGCGAGCATCACCATTGTTTGGCGAGTAAACGGGCAGCTGATCTCCGCTTGAAATTGTGCTGAGTACGGGCAATTGATTGATGGTTGGCATAGCTGTTCCTTAGTTGTATTCGATTGGACCATCTGGACCAGCGTCCACAGGAAAATAGGGTGGTCGTACAAATGGGTTGTCGTAAACTCGCCAAGGCTTGTTGCCTGCGCCAGATGGCATTGTGCCAGGCAATTGCTGCTCCAGAGGGAATGTCGCACGCTGTAGCAAAATGTCGTAGCCTTGTTTGGCCACAACCTTGGTCTCTGGCATCACTTGTTTGCCATAACTTGGCGCAAGTCTGATACCTAGAGAGCAAATAATCGCCTCATACGCTGAATCAGGCACGTTGGTCTCTTCGTCCAGATCACCATCTTGTGGGCTTGATGGGATGGGATAGCCCAAGCGAATACCCTTGGCGTTCCAATCTGCCATCATCGCATCGAGTCTGCGTCTGGCCGTGTCAATTTGCTCTGGCTGCAAGTCAAAGACATAGGATGCAAGCCCGATTTCTTCCAGCGCAGCTGAGATAAATTGCCGCTTGCTATAACCCATGTCAGCCTCCTAGTGCTGTTTCAATGAGTAAACTCAATTTCTTGTCTGACGTTCTGCCATCGAATTTTATGCCAAGCTCGCGAGCTTTGATAGCCATTTCTTCGCGTGTCGGGGCAGACTCATTGATTGATTCGGTAACCTCTGTCACCTCGACAATCTCAAACACCTCAACGACCTCAACAGATTCAACTGGCTCTCTCACACGCACATTCATAGGCGATGGGAAATAAACCTTAATAGCTTTTCGCTCAATCTGAGCCTGCTTCTTGGCTTTCTTCTTGGCAAGACGCACCTCTCGCAATTTAGAGAGAGGTGCATTCTTAATAATTGCTGCTGACTTAATCATTTCTTTTTTGCGTCTTTCTTAGCAGGCTTGTTCATGCTGTAAGCCATAGCCACGGCTTGCTTTTGGGGCTTGCCAGCTTTCATTTCTTTCTTAATAGTCTTGGACATCATATCGCCCATCTTCTTACCCATCATAGCTTTCTCCTGAAAGTTAAACAGGCCAACATCTCTGCTGGCCCGTCAGGTTTATTAACTCAAACGATAAACCACAAAGGTGTCAGCTGCAGTCTTGCGGCAACGGAATCGTGCAGATGCACCAGCCGTTCCAGCAGTTGCAGCAGCACCCACGATGGTCACGCCTGTGTTGACCGTAAGGGTCAAAGCAAACGCAGCCAAAGTAATCAGGCTGAAGTCAAACGAATCACCAATCGCCCACTCAGTTGCCAGATCAAGGTTTGCACCTGTTGGCAATTGAACATCACGGCCAGCAGTTGGTGTTGCTGTAATGATGCCAGTCAGCACGTTCGCTGCTGTGGCAATCATTGATGCGCCATCAGCAATGTTGGCTGGCGCACCTTGAGGTTGCCAGTTGCCACTGTTGTTGATGTCAGGCGCAACACCCACCGAGTAATACGCACCAGATGCACCAGCCTGAATAATCACGTTGGTGGCATTGGTAAATGCGCCTGACACATAGGTGGCGTTCTCGACCACGGTCAACAGGTCATTAGCTTCAGGAAAGTTGGGGAAACCAACTTCTTGAAACACACTCGCTGGTGAGTATGCTTGAACGGCGATTTTCTCGCCTGCTGGCACTGCGACAGTTGCTGTGCCTTGTGCAAAAACGATGTTATAGGACATGATTGTTTCCTTTAAGGAGTCTGATTAAACAACAAGATACCAGACATCTCTGGCTGCTTATTGACCACGCCAAAGAGGGTATCAAGACGATACTTGGTCTTCATTGTGTTCACATCGTATTGCTTCTGCATCACCAACTCGATGCCCTGATCTGTCGAGGCACGCATCACTGCGACACCAGCGTCAGATGGGACAGCGTAACGACCAGGCAGAATCTCAAGAGCATCTTTCTGCCAGAAGCAGTTGATCGGTGCTGTGTCGAGGTTCAGACGGGTAATTCCGGCTGCAGCATTCGCAGTCACGATACAGTTCTGGTACTGCAGTTCTGCATCAGTTCCGCCTTGAGCCGAGATGATCGGTGGTGTGATAACGACAGAAGTCGCATTGACCACTTGCACAACACGGAAAGTCTTGGCAAAGCCAGTACCCTGCTTTGTGATGTGATGAACAGCCTCAACGCCAGAGATCTCAAACGGTGTACCGACCAACAAGCCTGCGCTCGCTGTCACGGTAATGGTCTGGAAACGGTTGTCAACGTTCTGTGTCTCACCAGTTACTGCGGTCTGGGTAGCTTGTGGAACGTAATAGTTGTTTGCACCAACTAAGGTTGACATCGTGGTGTTTGCACCAGCAGCAGCAAGCAAACGATTTGCATAGTCTAGTTTGTAGGTCTCGAAGCCTGCGACCATACCAACGAAACTGCGCTCAAACGCATTGTTTGACTTGTTGCCAGAGAAACTGCGCGACACAGATGCGCCACCAGCACCACCAGCAATGTTGCCTGCCAAACCGTTATAGTCACGGCTCGACAATGCCAGATAGCGATCAAACGCCTGCACGCCCTGCTCGTTCATGATGCTGTCGCACAAAGCGATGTCATCGTAATCCCCTGCGGCTGTGTTGGTTGTAACAACCAGTGAGCCTTGGGCAGCAGCCACGTTCATGATGGCGATGTTGATGTCTGATGCGAGTTTTTGCTTTGCAGCATCACCCAAACGGTTTTCTTGCAACGCATCACGCAGCTCGAGCGCGTCCAGAATGAAAGGCACAGACTTTTGAAAGCCGAGTGTCGCTGGGACTGTGAGCTGTGTGTAAGCTGTGAAGTTACCTGTCTGATCCATACCGTCATACGACTGAGCGATGTAAGGCTGGGGGCGGTAGATAACGTTGTTGGTGCGTTCCATCATCGAGCTATCTGTGTTGTAGATAGACACGTTGCGGGATAAAACTAGAGCGTCGTTGAAGCCTTCGAGGATGTCCTCAAATGCAACACGCTCTTCTTTCGAGAATGAGTTACTCATTTTAAATTCCTTTTAAATTATTTGGATGCTGTCCGTTTCTGCGCTCTGTACTGAATGACTTTCGTCATGTTGCCAGTCCGAGCCGCTTCTTCTCGCAGCCGTTCTAAGGTTGAGTCTATCGCACCCGATGATCGTCCTGTTCCTGACACGACACGTTCCGGTGCGGGTGCTGCCCGACGATTGGTCACTTTCAATTCCTTCTCCAGTTTCGCAACCGCAAAAGCAAACTTTACGGGATCAGATAACTTTGCAAGTTCCGCAGTTTTCTTTGGATTCTTGCCAAGTGCATACACGACGAGTGCGGGATTATCACAACCATTCAGAAGCACGCCTTGTTGTGTAATATTTAAAAGCTGCTGGACGGTTTCCTCAGCATCTTCATAATCACGGACTTTGAGTTCGGCTCTCGCCTTCCCGTAGTCGTTCAACTTGGCTTGCCAGGCTTGTTGCTGTTGCTGCTCTGATTGCTGGGCTTGTTCAGCCTCACGATCATGCTCGCGCTTGCGTTCATGCCATTGGTCTAATGCTGCTTCAAATAAATCAGTATCGTAATCATAAGCATCGAGCTTGGGCTTCGGTCCTAACGTCACAACTGGCTTGATCTCAGTTGTGGTGGCCGATAGCCTGGCTTCTAACTCACGAATGCGACGCTCTTTTTCCCTATTCGTCTTACGCAGCTCACGCACCCATTCAGGCGCACGAACTTCCTCTTCGGCGGGGGGCGCATCCTCACCAATTGAGACAACAACCTCGTCCGTTTCCGACTCTTCAGATTCCAGATCAACTTCTTCTGCAATCGTCACTTCTTCAACGGACTCTTCTTGTTCGTCTACTTCTGCCCTTTCATTCATACACTGACCCCATTAAACTCACCCATTTAAGGCTGGATGGATACCATTTTCTTGCATTTTATCTGACAACAGGCTGAATTTGCTCACCTTGTGCGGCTTGTTGGGCTGCTTCAATCTCTGTCATCACCATATTCTGTTGCTCGACTCCGGTCTTGGCAAGGGTTTCGGCAGTCTTTGCCTTAGCCAACCCTGCGTCTGCCACGGTCTTAATGACGCTTGCTCTGGCCTGCGCTGCCTTAGCCGTTGCCTCTTCAGCCGCTGCCTGCAGGAATATTGAGTTTGCATCAACCTGTTGACTTTGCATTTGCTGCTCTTGAGCGAGCATCTCAGCCTCTTGCTCTGTCGGTTTGACAACGCCCAGGCGCAACAGTTGCTTACGGAAGAAGTCTCTCACATCGCCAATGCCTTCACCTTCCATGTTCATCATGGCCATCGCTTGTAGGACTTGCTTGGTCTGTGGATCGTCGGTGATCGCCATCATGCCTGTCAAAGCACGAACGGTTGCCGCACGCTTGCTTGAACTCGATGGGCCGACATCAACGTTGACATCAAACTTGGCGCGACTCAGGTCGTTTTCCATGATGACCTCGCCAGTCTCGGACACCTTTGGTCGCATCAACTCAACGGTGCTGACTTCCTCAGTGCGCCCGATAACCTTCATCTTGCGACCTTCTTCCACATAAATGTCTCGCGCCATGCTCAACCAAATTTCACCTGATCGCTACTTGCCTTTCGAAAAGTTGCTCATGTAAATAAAGGTCTGCATATCCAGACGGGTCTGAATCATCTCGACTGCTTTGCCTGAGATGTTGCTGACAATTTGCTCACCTTGAGACGATGCGCCCAAGATTTCTTTCATGTCTGATTCGGTGATCTGCAACAATGCCGCCATCGCTGGTGGGATTTGTGCGCTGCGAGTGTACGCCAGTGGCCCTTGAACCTGAGTGCTGCCATCAGCACCTGTGATCGGATTGACCAACAGGTATGGATAGTTCTTTAAGTTATCGTCAGCCCACATAATCTGGTGGCCAGCGACTTGTTCAGGAGTCAGGATCGGTTTCTCAACGGATGATAATGCGCTGATCTCACCTAACTTTGAGAGCTGCATATTCTTCAGACGCTGGGCATCCTTGGCCAGGCGCACATGACCCATGCAACGCTCAACGTTGTCCACGAACCACCGTTTGCCATACACAGGCACAACAGGGATACAGTTGCCAGCG